TTAGGCCGGTACGTCCAGCCCCGCGAAGACCCCCGCGCCGAACCGGGCCGAGACCTGTGCGACCTCCACGCGATATGCGCCGGCGACACCGTCTGCGGCGCGCGCCGCGGCGGTGTAGGTCCAGCGCGGCGCGCTCACCAGTTCATCGCGCTTCACCGCGCCCGCCCGAAGCACGCGCACGGCGTATTGCTCGCTCTCCTCGCCCAGCGGTACGTCCGGCGTGTCCCATCGATCGCCGTCGACGCGGGTGCGCCGGATCCAGCTGATCGAATCGTCGCCGTCCTCCGAGCGGTTGCGCAGGTGGACGGGCGCAAGGGGGCGCAGCCCGAGTCCCTCAAAGGCGATGAACGCATGCTGATAGGACGGGTCGTCCACCGCGCGCCCCGCCGGTCCGATGCGGTAGTGTCGCGCGCGCCCGCGCGCAGCCTCGCTCAGCGCGATCTGCTCGGGCGTGCCGTCCAGCATGACGACATAACTGCCCGCAGGCCATTGCGACGGCATCGCCGCATCGGTGCCCAACTGCCCGCGCAGGCGGTGGCGCAGGATGTAGGTGTTCGCAGCCACCAGCTCCGCGTCGCGGAATTGCATCAGCTCCCAGCCCTCCGGCGTGCCGTCGCCAATGGCGCAGAGGTTGGCGCCGTTCAGCAGCGCATCCGACCCCACGCTTTCCAACTGCCCAGACAGCATTCGGACGAACAGCCCCTCGCCCCCGTCGCTCAGCCCCGCCGGCGCGGCGGCGAGCGCCGATTCGGTCACGCCCACGCGCGACCGCGCTTCGCTCACGTCGCTCAGCCGGTAGTTGGCGTCCGAATCGGACGCATAGAGCGCTACGTTTCCGGGCCAGGGCGACGAGGTGACGGCGAGATGCGGCGCGTGCGGCGCCTCGGCGCCCGTCATCAGCGGCAGGTCGAGGAAGAGCGGCAGCACCGGCACCGGCGCGGTGAACGGGCGCACCGTGGGCGGCTCGACCGTGATGTCCATCGGGACATAGCTTTCGGGCTCGATCCGCACACCCTCGACTGCTTGCGCGCCGCCCATGTTCTCGACCCGGTCGATGCGAAAAAGGCCCTGGCCGCCCGTCTCGTCCAGCGCGATCACGTCGCCCGCGCCCAGGTGCTGCATCGAAGGCGGCAGCGTCAGGCTGACCGCGTCGGTCGAAACCCGCGCCTCGGACAGCCAACGCTCGGTGACGGCGCGCCCTTCAGCGCGGGTCATGGCGAGCGGCATCTCCGAGGTCGACACCGCGTGCGTGGCGTCGTCCGGCACGATCGCTTCTTCGGCGATCACCTCGTAATCGCCGTCGGCCTCGATGAAGCGCAGCCGCACGCGTCCGGCGATTTCCGCCGCGCTCGCGCGGGTTTCCTCGAGCGTCTCGCCCGAGCGCGGGTCGCGCACCAACCGCTCGGCCGCGACGGCGGCGTCGGCCACCCCGTCGCGCGGCACGAAGCGCAGCGCGCCGTCACGCTCCACCGCGTCGAACCCGTAGCGCAGCATCAGCGGTTGCAGCGCGCTGCGCGCTTCGCCGACCTGCTCGATGGTGTAGCCGCGCAGGTAGTCGTGCAATTCCTCGGTATCGAGCGCGCGCACTCCGGCGCGTGCGCATATCTCCTCTAGGACTGACGCCAGCCTGCGGCCCGAGCTGCGTCCGGTGATCCAGTGCCCGCGCGCGTAATTCGCCCCGTCAGCCCAGAGGGTGCGGTTGTTCGGAAAGAACGGAAAGGGCCGCGCGTCCCATGCCCAGACATGGGCATGATCCATGTCGATCATCGGCGCCTCATACTCAACCGACACCGGGTTGTTCGCCGGATCGCTCCAATAACCCATCATCGCGCGCAGGTATTGCATCTGGATCAGATCGTCGCGCCGGCCCGTCGAGTAGCGGGGCAGGGCGGATTCCGAGGATTTCGCGTCCAGAAACTTGTTCGGTTCGTTCGTGCCCTTGTCCACCGCCGGGCAGCCGATCTCGGTAAAGCGGATCGGTTTGGATTGCGGAACCCAGGCGGTCGGTTTGGCGGCGCGCACGCCGTCCACCCGCTCGTGATGCGCGTTCTCCCACCAGCCGCGAATATCCTTGTAACGCCATATCCAAGGCTCGCCATGCTCATCGTCGGTGATCGGGGTGCGGATCTGCGCCGCGCGCGCCTCGGGCGAGTGGTAGAACCAGTCATAGCCCTCGCCGCCCTCGATATTGCCTTGCAGGTAGCCGAGGTCGTAGATCGAGCCATGCCCCGCATCGGCGTGATCGCGCCCTTCGCGCCAATCTGAGAGTGGCATGTAATTGTCGATCCCGATGAAATCGATATTGGCGTCCGCCCAGAGCGGGTCGAGGTGGAAATACCGATCGCCGCTGCCGTCCTGTGGCTGGTAGCCGAAATATTCCGACCAGTCCGCGGCATAGCCGATCCTGACATCCGGCCCCAGGATGCTGCGTACCTCCGCCGCGAGCGCGACCAGTTCCGCCACCGCCGGAAAGCCGCCCCCGGCCCCGCGTATCTGCGTGAGCCCGCGCATTTCCGAGCCGATGCAGAAGCTCTCGACACCGCCCACGGCGGCGCACAGCGCCGCGTTGTGCAGGATGAACCGGCGATAGCTCCACTCGTCCGGGCCGGTATAGACCACCGGGCTCAGCTTGACCGGCCCGCCATAGGTCAGCAGGTCCAGCGCGCCGTTGGCGGGCGCGGGCGGCGGCACTGGGGTGATCGGCTGCACGGTGAAATCCGCTGCACGCGCCGTGCCGAAGAAGGCGGCGACCTCGGCATCGGCGGCGGCGGTCCCGTCGGGGCTGCCGTCCCGCCCCGGCGCCTCGCTCAGCGTGATGCGCCCACGCCAGGGCAAGGGCGGCTGACTGTCGGCGTCGCTGTAGGGATCGGCGCGCAGGTTGCCGTCCAGCTGCTCCATCAGGATGAAAGGGTAGAACATCACGTCCTGCCCGGCCTGGTGCAGCGCGAGGATGCTCTCGATCACCGCCGCGTCGGCGGGCGTGCCGCCATAGACCGGCGCGTCCTCCGCGTCGCGCGCCACCGGCTGCGCCGTGTAGCGGGTCAACCCGGCCACCTGCCAAGGCATGTTGCTGGCGTCATACTCCTGCTGTTCGACCTTGGGCCGCAGCTTGCATTCGCCCGCCCGCAGGTCGTCGCCGAACCAGCTCACCACCAGCGAGGTCGCGCCGCAATTCGGCAGCTCGCCCTCGAGCGATTCCAGAGCCGTGGCGAAATCCGCCTGCCCCGATGGCGTGTTGACATTGGCGAGCCCGCTCGAGCCATAGCCGTAATTCATCGTCACCGGCGTCGTCGCCAGCGTGTATTCGCCGGTCCCGGGCAGCATCGCCACCGCGCGCACCGCCTGCGGCGGGTCGAGCTCCGCCCCCGGCGCGTCTGCCTGCGCCGGGCGCATCACCTCGAAGGTGAACTGCGGCACGCGGTTTCCGAACTCGCCCAGCTCGAGGTCCTCGATCACAACGTAGGCGCTGCCGCGATAGGCGGGCACGCTGCCCGCGCCCTCGACCGCCTCGATCCTTGGGTCGGGCAACTGGTCGCGCGCGCCCGTATAGACCCGCATCGCCAGGTCGCTGCGCGCGATCTCGTTCCCGTCGGCCCAGACGCGGCCGACATGGCTGATCTCGCCCTCGCAGAGCGCGAGCGCAAGGCTCACCGAATAGCTGTATTTCCGAGTCGTGGGGCGGCTTGGCCCTCCGCCCTTGCCGCGCCCGCCGCCGCTGGTCGTGACCTCCTCCCGGAACTCGGTGGCCCAGATCACCTGTCCGGCCACGCGCATCCGCCCGTAAACCTGCGCGATCGCGTCGCCCTCGCCCGAACCGGTGAGGCGCAGCCGCTGCGCGCGGCCCGTTTCGACCACTTCCGAACCGCCACCCATCAGGCGCTGGTCGATGGAGCGCCCGATCACGCCGCCCGCGAAGCGGCCCACCGCCGTCATCGACAGGCCGAGGATGCTGCCGCCGACCGATCCGCCGATCGCCGCGCCCGCCGCTGAAAGAAGTATGGTCGCCATCAGGAACGCTCCTCTGGAAAGGTGAACCGCGCCACGATGCGCCGCCGCCATGGCGCGCCCAGCGGGCTTTCGACCACCGCGTGGCCGGAATAGGCATGAATGAAACTGGCCTCTGCGCCGGTGCGCCCCTGGATGCCGAGATGCTTGGCGATTGCGCCTTCGCGCATCCGGAAGAGCAGCACGTCACCGGGCGCGGCGGCCAAGCGCGCCTTGGCGCAGAGATGCCGCCGCGCCGCCGCCCAGAGCGCCTCGATCCGCGCAGGCTCGGACCAGTCCATCGAGTAGGCGGGCGGCGTCTCGGGCTCCGCGCCCAGCACCTCGCGCCAGACGCCGCGCAAAAGGCCGAGGCAATCGGTTCCGGCCCCCTTGCATGACGCCTGATGCAGGTAGGGCGTGCCGATCCAGCCGCGCGCGGCGGTGACGATCCGTTGCTCGAAACCGCTCATCTCCGGCTTCCTCCGTCGAGGTTCCCGGCCTTGGCCGGATCCGAGATCGACCAGTCGTCGCCGGGAATGTCGGGGAAGCCCTGGTAGTTCACCAAGTTCTGGAACTTCAGCCGGCAGGTCGCCACGCGCTTGTCGCAGCCCGCCTCGAGCCGCACCACGTCGCCCGGCGCGATGGGCGCGCGCAGCGGTTGCCACAGGTCGATCCGGCGCACGCCGTCGATCTCGCGGTCGCGTTTCACCACGCCGCCCAATCCCTCCGCCGCGCCGCTCAGCACCCTGAGCCGGCCATGCTGAAACCAGCCGTCATCGAACCCGCCGAACGCGGCAAAGCGGAACGCCTGCCGGTCCTCTACCTCCTCGACGGGCCGCTCGGACGTGTATCCCGGCTTGCTCATGTCGAAGCCGCACGCGCTGTCGCCCAACACCGCCGAGCACGGCTTCTGGTAAACCCGGCCCAGCGGCTGGTTCAACGCCTCGGTCAGCCCGCGCAGTTCCGCCTCGAAGGCGCCGTTCTTGCGGCGCAGCTCGCCGATGGTCCCGCGGAACTGCAGGTGGCGCTGGCTCACGTCCCGCCAGTTCACCAGCCAGGCGCGGATCTCGGCCCCGTCATAGCGCCCCGCCTCGATATCGTCCTCGCGGATCGCCGCATCGCTGAGCGCGCCCAGCGCCTCGGTGTTATCCACCGCAAGCCCGGTGCCCTGCTGCAAGGCGAGCGCGCTGAGCCCGGTATCGGCACGGAAGGTGATCCCGTCGAATTCCAGCGGCCCGTCGTGATCGGTGAACCCCATGACCACGCCGTCAACGCGCGCCAGCGCCCAGCAGCGGCAGGTCGTCGTCGTCCCGGTTCGCAGATGCGCCGCCAGCGCGGGGTTGAGCGCGCTCATGTCCGGATCTCCACCACCGGCACGCTCGGCGCCTCGCCCGCGCGAAAGCTCGCGATGCTCACCTCGAGTCGGTCGGTGTCGAACCTGACCGGCACGTCGAACTCGAACCCCGCGGTGATCGGCTCACCATCGTTCGGCGGGTGGGCGAAGGTGACCAGACCCGTGGCGGTGTCCACCTCGTAATGTATGCCTTCCTGCTGCTCGTCCCCGCCGATTCCGATCCGCACAGTGCCGCGCACCGGCTTGGTGATCGGGCGCGCATAGCCCTGCTCGCCCGAGCGATAGGTCTTGACCAGCGGAAAGACCGGCGTGACGTCGTCGCCGTGGGCGATGGTGACGTCGGTGTATTCCGGCACGCGCGCGCCGCCGCAGGTGCGGTAATCCGACCAATCCTTCCAGCGGAAGCCGTGGATCTGACCCTGGCGCGCCTCGAAGAAGGCGATCAAGGTTTCGATGTCGTCCAGGCTGCGCATCGCCACGCCCGCGTCATAGCGGCGGCGCGAATGCGCCCAGGGCGTGTTGCGCTCCTCGTGTCCGTTGGCCAGCGTGACGATGTCGGTATGCCGGTGCGGCCCGCCCAATGCGCCGAAGCTCAGGTTCGCCGGAAACCGTATCTCGTGAAATCCCATGCTCTTGCTCCCCTTTCTCAGCGATTGCGCCCGCCGCGCCCGATGGCCCGGCCCAGTTGCGCGGCGATCTGACCCTGACTGCGGCGGAAACTGTCGGCGTCCGGCGTGCTGACGTTCATCACCACGTTGACCGGACCGCCGCCGCCCGCGCCGCGCACGCCCAGCTTGCCGTCCGCACTGCGCGCCAACGGCATGATCGCCTCCGGCCCCGCCTCGCCCATCAGGCCCGTGCCGCCGCGCATCGGAAAGGTCACGGGCCCGTTTACCACGCCGCCGTTGGCGAAGGGCTGCACGCGCCCCTGCGCGAACGTGCCGCCCTTCTCGAACGGCAGCAGGCCGCCCACGAAGTCGCCGATCCCGGTCGACAGCAACCCGCCAACATGGTTCGTCACCGGCTTCACCGCGGCGTTGAACGCGGTGTTGATCATCGTGTTGGCAAGGCTCCGCAGCGACGTGGACAGGTTGTCGCCATCCACGACCGCGCCCTTGATCGCGCCGCGCAAGCCGCGGCTGATGCCCCGGTCCAGCGTCGCCACGTCGTATCCCGTCTGCTCGAAACCGGCGCGCACGCGGCCCAACTCGGCGTTGAAGGCGGCGGCCATCTGCGTCGCGTCCCCCAGCGACGCATCGAGCGCCTCTATCTGCGCGTCGAGCGCATCCATGTGGTCGGTGTCATCCATCTTTCACATCTCCGTTCATGTCCGGAAAGCTCCGCATCAACGCCTCCAGCCCATCGCGCGCCAGCGGCGCAAGGCCCTGCGCCTCGCCCAGCATCAGCCGGAACTCCGCCGGGGTGAGCGCCCAGAACTCCGCCGGGCGCAGCCTCAGGCCGCGCAGCCCCGCCTGCATGAGCGCGGGCCAGTCGAACCCGCTCATGCCTGCTCCGGCAGCGCGAAGGCGCGCGCCAGCAGTTCCGCCGCCGTCCGCGCGGCCCCAAGGGGGCCGCCCTCGATCTCGGCGGCGACGAGGTCGGCGGCGTGGCCCCGCCATCCGCCGCCGCGCAGCCCCGCCACGATCAGCGCCAGCACGTCGCGCGACCGGAACGCGCCGCTCTCGAACCGCTCCACCAGCTCGACCAGCGATCCGGCGTCGAGCGACGCCTCCAACTCGGCCAGCGCGCCCAGCGTGAGCTTGAGCACACGCCGCTCGCCGTCGATGGTCAGCGCCACCTCGCCTGCCCAGGGATTCGCCATCGGTTCAGAGCGCGCTGAAGATCAGCCGCCCCGCCGAGGCGAGGGCAAGCTCGTAGGTCGCCTCGCCGTCATGGGCGCCGGCATATTCGATCGAGGTGACCTGGAACGGCCCCTCGACGATGCCGAAATCGGGGATCACCACCTGGAAATCAGGCGTCTCGCCGTCAAAGAAGATCTGGCGCGCGCGCTCGTCCGAATCCGCGTCGCGAAAGATGCCCGAGCCGCTGATCGCCGCCGACTTGACCCCCGCGCCGGCCAGCAATTCGCGCCAGCCCCCGTCGCTGTCGAGGTTGGTCACGTCCACGCTCTCCGCGTTGAAGCTGATGCGCGTCGCGCGCAGCCCAGCCACCGACTGGAAATTGCCGTCACCCGTGAGATCGACCTTGATGAGAAGGTCCTTGCCGTTCTGAACTGCCATGTGTCTGGTCTCCGTTGGTTAGGGGGTTGGCGCGTCGTCGATGCGCGCGCGAAAGGTGAGGTCAATGCGCCGGTTCTGCCCGCCGCTCTCCCGCCGGGCGCGGGCGCGGTCGAAATGCAAGCCGACGAGCCGCCCGCGGCTCAGCGCCAGGTCCGTGTCCACCACCGCGTCGCACACGGCGGCGGCCAGCAGCTTGGCGGCGTGAAACCCGGCCGCCTCGGTGACGACCGAGATGGTGAACCGGTGCCACGCCCCGCCCGCCGTGCCGTCCGAGCGGTCGCGCACGTCCTCGGCGCCAAGCGCGAGGTAGGTTTCGGGCAGCGGCCCCGCCGGGATCGCGTCATAGATCGCGTCGCCGACAATCGCCCCGATCGCCCCGTCGCCGGACAGTTTCTGATAGATTGCCGCCTGCAGCGCGGCCGAGACGCCATAGCTCATACCGCCACCTCCTCTTCGGCAAAGCAGGTGAGGTAACGCCCCACCGGGTCCATGTCGGCGACCGCCTCGATACGAAAGATGCGCGCGCCGTCGCGGAACCGCTGTTCGGGTTTCGGGCGCGACGGCGCGCCATATGGCGCCGCACGGACGGTGATGCGGTAGCCGGTGCTGGACACCTGCGCCGCGCCCCCGGTCATCTCGCGCCCGGTGCGCGCGTGAACCTCGGCCCAAAGCGTGCCGCGCGGCGCCCATGTCTCGTCAAAGCCGCCCGCGCCGTCCGCGACGCGCTCGGGCGCTTCCAGCACCAGTTGCCGGTTGAGCGTGATCCGTTTCATCAAACCATCCCCCCGCCCAGCAGCCGCACGGTGCGGTAGCGTTCGATCAGGCTGGTCACGCCGAACGGCATGCAGCCGCCGCCCAGCGCGGTTTCGTGCCGGTATTCGTAGTAATGCGCCGCCAGCAGCAGCACCGCCTGCCCGAGATCGGCCGGCAGGTCGCCCCATACGGATCCGTATCCCGCACTGAACCGAATGATCGCCGCGCCGCGCGCCGGGATCGCCGGCAGGCTGGTTCCCCTCGGCAGCAGCCGGGGGCGGTGCGTGTCCCGCTCCAGGCGATAGGTCGCGGGATCGGCGACCGTTTCCGCTCCTTCCGCGTCGCGCAGCGCAAGCTCCAGCACCTCCGCCACCGAAGCGACCGGCAACGCCTGTCCCTGGGCCCCGCGCCAGGCTGGGATCTCCCAGCTGAACGTCCGCGCGATCAGCGCCTTGCCGGTGCGCGCCTCGATGGCGGCCAGCGCGGCCCGCAGGAACCCCTCGAGCACGCCGTCCTGGATGTTGTCATCCGAAAACCCTGTGCCGAGCCGCAGGTGGGCCTTGAATTCACTTACCGGCAACGCGGAGAGCGGAACAGCCGTTTCTTCGATCAAGATCATGGATTTACTCCGAATTTCCCGGTCCCTCCGGGGTCAAGGCGCGCGCGGCCCCGCGCCCCGCACGGAGGGGGAGCAGCTGGAAGACGCGGTTGGATTGGCGGCGCGCGCCCCGGAGCGGGGGCGTTACACCCCCGCCCGTTCGCGCAACCTCAGGAGGTGGCGAACTTCAGCAGCTTGATCGCGGCGAAATCGCTCACATCGCCGCCCACGCGCTTGGTCGCGTAGAAGAGGACATGCGGCTTGGCGCTGAACGGGTCACGCAGCACGCGCAGATCGGGCCGTTCGGCCACGGTGTAACCCGCGCCGAAATCGCCGAACGCGATCGACATCGACCCGCTTGCGATGTCAGGCATGTCCTCGGCGATAAGCACCGGGTAGCCCAGCAGCCGCGCGGGTTCGCCAGCGGCAAGACCGTCCGACCACAGGAACCGGCCATCGGCGTCCTTCATCTTGCGCACCGCGCCGGCGGTCTTTGAATTCATCACAAAGGACGCGTTGGCGCGGTATTGCGCGCCCAGCGCATAGACGAGGTCGATGATCTCATCCGCGCCGGAGAAGTCGCCATCGGCGCCGGTCGGCACATAGCCGATGTTATCCCAGGCCCAGACGTCGTTATCGACGGTCGGATGAGTTAGGAACCCGCGCGGCTTGTCCACGCCGTCACCCGACACGAACGCAGCCGCCTCGGCGCGGGCGAACTTGTCGGCGATGCGGGTCGCAAGCCAGGTCTCGATATCGAACGCGCTGTCGTCCAGCAGGCGCTGGCTTGCCTTGGGCAGTGCGCTCAGCTCATGGAGTGGGATGGTGATCCGGTCGATCGCCGGTGTTCCGGTTTCGGTGACCGCCGCGCTTTCGGTGGCCCAGCCGTGGCCGACGTCCGAATGATCGATCAGCACGTCAAAGCTCGTCGCCTCGACCGCCACGACATTGGCGATGGCGCGGATCGATGCAGTGGAAGACAGTGTCGACTTGATCGTGTCGGCGGTCTGCGGATCTACGAGGTAGCCGCCGTCGGCGGCGACGGAGGTGCCCAGCGCCTTGCCCTCGAGCTCGAGCCCGCGCAGCCCGTCATCGTCGCCCGAGCGCAGGTAGGCGTTGAACGCCTTCTGGTGTGGCGCTTCGGTGTCGGTGCGCGTGGCCAGCGCAGGCCGGGCGGGGGCAAAGGATTTGCGTTCGAACATGGTCAGTTTCTCTTCCTGTTGTTGCAGTCGGTTGCGGATATCGGCCTGGAAGCCCTTGAAGTCGCTCATGAAGCCCGCCACGGCTGACTTCACCTCGGCCGCCGGAGACGTGTCAGCAGACAGATCTCCCCCGGTCCGAGGATTTTCCTCGGGTATCGTCATCACTTGGTCCTTCGGTTGTGAAAAGGCGGCGAACGCTACATGCGCGCCAACTCCCGGCGGGCGTCCTCGAAGGCCGCCGCCAATTCGCGCAGGTCCGCGCCGACCAGGCTCTCGCCCTTGGCGGCCACCCGCGCACTGGGCAGCATCGGGAAGGTCACCAGCGACACCTCCCACAGCTCCAGTTCCCTCAAGAGCCTGCGGCCCTCGTCATTCTTCGCGGCTCGCACCGTGCGGTAGCCGATGCTGAGCCCGTCGATCGCCCCCGCGCCGATCAGCGCCATCGCCTCGCGCCCGCGCGCCACGCTGTCGAGCAGACGGCCCTTGACGTAAAGCCCGCGGTCGTCCTCGCGCACCTCGTCCCATATGCCGATGGGTTGCGCCGGGTCGTGCTGCCAGAGCATCCGCACCTTGCGCTCCTCCCGCTCCAGCCGCGCGAGCGAGGCCGCATAGGCGCCCTTCACGACGATGTCGCCGCCCTGGTCGCCCTCGCCGAAATAGCTCGCGTAGCCTTCGATCACCGCGTCCTCCGTCACCGTCAGGTCATCGCCCAACCGCGCGAATTTCCGCTCGAGCCCCGTGTTCATGTCCATCAACCTCATCCTTTTCCCATAGGGCGGGTGCCACCCGCCGCTCCGCCTATTGAACCGCCGCCAGAAGCGGCTGAAACGCCTGCGCCAGTATCGTCGCGACCACGCCGTAAACCGCCAGCCACAGCCGCCGCTCGAGCCGCTCCATCGCCGCCTCGAGCTTGGCCATCCGCGCGTTCAGCGCCGAGAACTGCAGGTTCGCCACCCGCTCGTTCGCCTGGAGCCTGAGCGCCGGGGCGCAATCGAACGCCTCGAACCCGTAGCGCGCCTCCGGCCCCTCATTCATCCCCGGCCTCGGCGGGCAGCCCCAGCAAACGCCGCTTTTCCGCGACGCTCAGAAAATCGACGCCTGCGACGCGCGACCATTGGGCGTCCCGCTCGCTCGCCAGCGCCGCGACCTGGTCAAGGTCGGGCGAAAGCTCCAGCGTCTCGCTCCCGAACCCGCTCAGCCAGTCGCCGATGCTCGCCGCCACCCGCGTCGCCAGCGGCAGCACCGTCAGGCGAAAGAACGCGCGGTTCGCTTCCTGGTAGTTGGCGTAGGTCGCATCGCCCGGCACGCCCAGCAGCATCGGCGGCACCCCGAAGGCCAGCGCGATTTCGCGCGCCGCCGCCTCCTTGGTCTTCTGGAACTCCATGTCCGAGGGGCTGAAGCCCATCGGCTTCCAGTCGAGCCCTCCTTCCAGCAGCATCGGCCGCCCGGCGTTGCGCGCGCCCTGGTGATGGCTCTCCATCTCGTCGACCAGGCGGTTATATTGCTCGCCGCTCAGCATTCCTTGCCCCTCGGCCCCGCGATAGACGATGGCCCCGCTTGGCCGCGCCGCGTTGTCGAGGAGCGCCTTGGACCAGCGCGAGGCGGCGTTGTGCACGTCGACCGCCTGCGCCGCCGCCTGCATGGGCGACAGCCCGTAATGGTCGTCCTGCGGGTGGAAGCTCTTGACGTGACAAACCGCCGGATGGCCCTGACTCACGTCAAAGCGGTGCTTGCGCCCGCCCACCGCGTATTCATAGCCCACCGGCCAGCCATCCGAGCCCGGCACTACGTTCATCCGATCAGAGCGCAGCACATGCAGCTCGACCGGCGCGCCGGTCTCGTGGCCCACGGCCTCGATATAGCCGTTGCCGGTCAACAGAAGCTGGCCGTATAGCGCCTCGAACAGCTCCGCTCGGCCCTGCGCCGGATTGGGCCGCTTGATGAGGTCGAGCACGGGGTGCGTCGCGAACCGCTGACGGTCGTCTTGAAGCACGAGCGGCAGGGACGCCGCGGCCTCCGCGATCATCTTCACACAGCGGAAACCCACCGGGTTGCCGGCAAAGCCCGTGCGCGTCAGCGTCGCCGCGTCGCGCGGGCTCCACGCCACCCGGCCCGCCCCGTGCCAGGCCATGACCCGGCCCGTCGCGCTCGCCTTGGTCTCGGCCGGGGCCGCCGCCTGCGCGCCGCCTTGCCGAAAGAAATCCATGATCATCGCGCCTCACTCCTTGTTGTTCCGCTGGCCGCCCGTCCCGCAGAACCGGGCCTTCTTGCCGTTGCGTGCATCAGACACCGAAAGGTTTAAGAAAACTGAATCAGACCGCGCGCACCCTCGGCGTCCGCCACTTGCCCGCCGGTTCGATCATCAGATCGAACAGCGCCCAGACCAGCGCATCGACGCGGTCCGGGCTGCCCTTGCCCTCGAAACCTTGGGTCGTCATCGCGCACATCTGGTCCTCGAGCGCGCCCAACCCCCGCATGTGCCGCACCCGCCCCTGCTCGTAGAGCGCGGCCACCGGCTCGGCCCGCGCGACCTTGCCGCGCGTGGCGTGAACCGCGCGCACGGCAACCAGCGGGTCGACCTGGCGCAGCACCTCGCGCACCAGATCACCGCCCTGGTTGACCTCCGCGACCAACCGGTCGGCCCCCCAGACCTCCATCGCGCGCACCGCCGCGCGCGCCCAAACGGTCGGGCCGGACGCGCTCACGCTCGCATCGGCCAGCACGCAGGCCCGCCAGTTCTCGGGCGGTCCCTGCGTGCAGGCGCCGACGACGATGATGCCGCATTCGTCCGAACTGGCCTTTCCGCTTACCGGCGGGTCGAGCGCGACCACGATCCGGTCCATCTCGGGCGCCTCCTCGACCCGCGCCGATCCGAGCGCGGCCTGCGTCCAGAGCGCGCCTTCGACATCCTCCAGCAGCACGCCTTCCAACTCCTGCCGCCCCAGCCGCGTGCCGGCATAGCGCGCCTGCACCTCGCGCAGGAAGCTGTCGGCAAGGAAGGCGCGGTTGGACTCGGTCGGCGCGCTGGTCACCACGGTGGTGTCGGCGCTCAGGATGTCTTTCAAAACGCCCACGTTGCGCGGCGTCGTGGTGACGCAGACCTGCGGCGCCTCGCCCAGCCGCAGCCCGAATTGCAGCATATCCCAGGTCTCGCGCGCCTTCTTCCACTTGGCCAGCTCGTCGACCCACGCCCCGTCGAACTGCGGCCCGCGCAGGGACTCGGGGTCATGCGCCGAAAACACCTGCGCGACCGCCCCGTTGGGCCAGACCAGGCGGCGGCGTGTCGCCTCCCAGACCGGCCGCCGATCTGGGGGCGAACAGGCGAGGATGCCGCTCTCGCCGAACACCATTACGTCGCGCACCTGCGCCACCGTTTCGCCGATCAGGGCGATCCGCCGGCGCCGCCCCGCATCCGTGGGCTTCGCGCCCTCGACCTGCGCGCGCACCCATTCGGCCCCGGCGCGGGTTTTGCCCGCGCCGCGCCCGCCCATGATGACCCAGGCCCGCCAGTCGCCCTCGGGCGGCAACTGGTGATCGAGCGCCCAGAACTCGAACAGGTAGGGAAGCGCCAGCACGTCGCTATCCTCAAGGCTGTCGAGGAAATCCTTTTGGGCATCTGGCCCTTCGGAGGCGATCCAGGCGGCACCCGACCGAAGTCCGCGCGGCGTCGAGGTCGAGCGCGTATCCGTTGACGATTCCCTTGTCCGTCTTTTCGCGTTTCTCAATTTCCATCTCCACATCAATTGCGAGTTTCAGCCACTGCCGGATATCGCTTCTCATCCGGCTCGCGCCCGCCAGGTCATGCTTGCCTGCTCTCAGCCCGGCCTGTATCGCCTCGAGCTCCGCGCGCATGTCACCCAGTTGTTCCTTCAGTGACGTGATCGCGAAGCCGAGGTCCGTAGGCCCCTCGTCGGGGGTTATCATGCTCATGCTTGACGTTGCCTCATGCCGTTGCGGTGCGTTGCCCCTCCGCATCCCCGGGGGCCGCGTGCCCTTCGAGTCCAGCAT